GTGATGGCCAAACTAATAGTGTATTTTTTTCAGGTTTAAACCTACACTTTTGATATAAAAATTCTGTTTCTCCACCCTCTGCTACATCGTTAAGATAAACACTAAAAGCTAATATTCTATTTCTAGCTTTCATCTCAGCGTTTTCACAGTGCCACATATGGTAACCTTCACCAACTTTAGTTTTTTGTATCTTAACTTCTAATATGTTATGTGTAGCTAATTTTTTTAAATGAGAATATTTTTGTACATACAATGGATATACATCTTTAAAAAACATATCTATAAAAGGTTTGTTACTATAGGTTAGTGCAGTGTTAACTGAACCCATAATTGTACTAATTGCGTTATCTGATACTACCGTTTCATCTTCTACTCTTGGATACACAGCCCCTTGTTCCTCACAATTTTTAAAAAAAGTAAGATAACTATTTATTAATTCATCTGTCATAAAATTTTTAAATATACCTATATGATTATCTATGTAATATTGTTTGTTCATTATGCTACACCCCTATTTTTTATTGGGTCAAAATCTACATCTATATTTGCAGCAAGAGTTCGTCTTACTTCATCGGTGCCGTTAAAAGGATATACACAGTGCCTCATATCATATGGAAATATATAAAAATCTCTAAGATTCATAGGCGGTTGATAATCTATTTTAGCAAACTGACCATTAGCTGCGCCTAGTATTTGTAGTCTACCGTTCTGTTGAACCTCACTTGCAGAATATTCCTTACCAAATGTTGATGGTAGTTTTAAAATCATAACACTTGATAGACCTGTGAATAACATACCTCTATGAATGTGCGCAGGGTTGTATTCGTGTTGTTTCATTTCATTAACCCAGACAGAATTTAAATGTGTCTTATAACCTTTTATTTTATTAAATGCTAAATAGTGTCTAAATGTTTCAAAAAAATAATTTGTTACATTTTTTGGTAACATATTATGATTTTTCATCTTAGATTGGTCTTGACCATGATAAAATAAAGAATGTTCTTTTTCTATTTTACCTACTAACTGTTCATTAGCAGGTTCTAAATTATGATAGTTCGTTTCGTATATATAGTTAATACTATTAAATATATCTAAAGGTACTTGATACTTTAAAATTGATTGACCTAAAAATACAAAATCAAACTTTGGGTTTTCCATGTTGAGTAATTTGTTCTTTCTCTGTGTAGCTGCTCTCTAGTTCACCAGATTTTTTAATTCTTTGTAATGATTGCAATTGACCCATTACATTAAATACTTCTGCCTCTGATGAGTTTGCATTTAATGTTTTTGCTTTTTCATGATATTGCATACCATACGATTCAAGTTGATGCACATTAACATCTTTGTCATTAAATGATCCGTCGTTAAATTCTTTTTTTAATTTAGACCACATTTTAATTTCACGCATTCTATGTCTTGCAACTTTTTCCATAGAGGCTTTACCAAATCTAGCTTCATCTCGATCTATTTGGTATTTTGTTTTCTTATATTCATCCTCTTCTTTATCAATCTTTTTTTCTAACCAAGTTATCTTTGCCTCGTTTCTTCTATAGTCAAATGATAAAGTCATAAGATTATCTAGATAACTAGACTGTTCTCTTACACACTGCCAATATTTTGATGCTTTGGTTGGATATCTATTATCTTGTAGTACAGAAAACCTTGCCTCTGTTTCTGTTCGAAACATTTGTTTTTTGGTCCATGTATCACGAAGCTCGTCTACCATACCTTTAAACGATGACAAATCTTCTTGTGTTAATAAATTATTTAAATGTGGTTCTTCACCTTGTATTACTTCTTTGACGTCTTTTTTCATATCTTTATTCCTTTATAATTAAATGTAATATATATTATTTAAAATATATTACAAGTTTTAACTGTCTGTAAATGTTCTAACTTGAGGTGCACCAGCACCATTCCATTCAAAAGTTGTAGCTTGTTGAGCAGTATAATAACCACCAAATACTAAAGCAGCTGTATTTCCACCTGTTCGTGAAGCTCCTCCATTTCTTTTTTGTGCAGGTAAAGATGTTGTAGTTGTCCAGTTAGTTCCATTCCAACTTTCTGTTGCTGAAGCTGTTGGGTTAGGAGTTCCTCCTGCAGCTATTGCAGCTGTTGTTATACCCGATAACATTAATCCTGATCTTGCTGTGTTTAAGTCGTTAACTTCTGTCCATGCAGAACCATTCCAAAGTTCTGTTACGTCATAAGTTGATCCGTTATTACCACCAGTAATTATTCCAGCCGTTGAAGTTCCAGAAGCACCGCCTTCATTATCTTTTCTTCCAGTGTTTAATGTAGCAGGACTTGTAGACCAATTGGTTCCATTCCAAGTTTCTGTTACATTCATATTTGGCGGAGATCCACCACCAGCCATAACTGCTGCTGAAGGTGTTCCAAAACCAAAACGTCCACCTTCTGAAAGACTTAAATCATTAACTTCAGTCCAGTTTGTTCCATTCCAATTTTCAGTTAAATTTGAATTAGATGCACCTGGATATACAACTCCAGCCATAGCTAAAGAAGCTGTGTTAGTGGTTGCTGCAGATGAACATCTTTCTCTTGCAGTATTTAAATCATTAACTTCTGTCCAACTAGTTCCATCATATAGTTCAGTAACTGCTTGAGAAGTTGGTCCTGGTGTTCTAGCACCACCAAATGCAATTGCTGCAGTTTGTGATCCGCCACCACCTAAAACATATCGTGCTGTATTTAAGGCTCCACCAGAAGACCAAGCAGCTGTAGCTGTCTGTGCTTCACCTTTTAAAACATTTGTTGTCGAGTTATACCAAACTTGTCCTTCAACAGGATTCGATGGATCTGATGATACTACTTCAATATTTGTTCCGTGTATTTCTTTGTATGTTGCCATAATTAATCCGTACTTATTGTTTTAACTACAGGAGCTCCTGCACCTGTCCATACTTCTGTATTAGTTTTATCACTACCACCACTTGCTAATGCAGCAGTTTTTGTTCCGGAACCTGCTATATAAGCTCTTGCTGTACTTATATCTGTTGTTTCAGTCCAGTTCGTTCCATTCCATTCTTCGACTACAGTTGAAGGAACTGTAGGGGGTGGAGGTGACGGATATGGAACACTACCACCAAAAGCTATTGCTGAAGTATTAGATACTCCAGCTCCACCTGCACCTACTCTTACAGTATTTAAATCATTAACTTCTGTCCAATTCGTTCCATTCCATTGTTCTGTTTTACCAGTTACTGAGCCATCATTACCTCCAGCAGCTAATGCTGAAGTTTGAACTCCAGCACTTATTGGTGCAGCTCTTCCACTATTCATACTATTTACAGATGTCCAATTCGTTCCATTCCATGATTCTGTTGCTCCTGTATTCGGATCACCACCACCATAAGCTAAAGCCGCTGTAATAATTCCAGTTCCAGCTAAAAAATATCTTGCAGTATTTAAATTATTAACTTCCGTCCAATTAGTTCCATTCCAAGTTTCTGTGTTATTTATTCCAGGAGAACCTCCACCAAAAGCCACTGCTGATGTGTTATCTGCTCCTGCACCTGCTATTCCTCTTCTAGCAGTATTTAAATCATTCATTTCTGTCCAATTAGATCCATTATACGATTCTGTTTTATCTTGATTAGGTGGTCCTCCACCAAAAACTAACGTTGATGTTACAGTTCCTGAACCTGCAGCTTGATCTCTAAACTGATTTAAAGCACCACCAGTAGCCCAAGATCCTGCAGTTGTTGTGGCTTCCATTTTTATAGTATTTGAAGTAGAATTATACCACACCTCTCCCGTATTCGGATAAGTAGGATCCGTAGAGTAGGTTTGTATTTTACCACCATGTGTGCCTAAGTATGTAGCCATTTAATTTTATTCCTCTAATATTATGTCAGCAGGTCGTTCAACGTTCTTAAAACCTTCAGCCGGTGCTTTTTCATCAGCCGGTAAAGCGTCCCATTCAGCTTGCGCTGTTTGAACCTCTGCATCAACTAATGCTTGAGCTTCGTCTTTTGTTTTGACTGCACCCGCTACTTTGGCAATCCAAAGATTAGCATGTTTGTTGTATGCAGGAACTTGCCAAACATTAGCTGGATAGCCTTTAAACGTAATTCTAAAAGATTCATCA